TGAGGATTCCATTGCCTGTCTGCCGATCAGTAAACTGATGATCACCAGGAAGCATAACCAAAAGTTCGCCATCGAACACGCAATCGACAGACCCAGCAAGACGAATAAATTCTTGCTCAAGGTTACCCAATAAGAGGATTTCTTTTCCATTTCTACTCCTAAATTCACACTTACCATCACGAACAATAGCATTGAAGCGCATACCGTCCATCTTCATTTGCGCATACGCTGGAAATTTGATTTTATCTACCAACTTCTGCTCAAATGGGCTACACAACATGCATGGATATTCAGGAATCAATCCCATCCAAACTTTGTTGGCAGTGGATACATCAACACCACACTTCAAATCTTTTGCGATAATTCTCTCGATAACTTTAGCGTTACAAGAATCTAGTCCAGTAAGAATGTCAGTCAACTTCTGAATAGCTGCATTGCCAGTCACTTGTCTGCTAGAAAGTTCATACAAGTCTTCCATCGCTTTGACCAAACAACCACCACCCGATGCAGTGTATGCAGGAATCTTACGCTGATAGAATTGAGTGAACGGATCTAGCGCTAGACGAACTACCTCACGCAACACTTCGTTATCGCTGTGTGCGTTTAATTGCTCGATTTTGAAGTTGCGTGAGGTATTTGCAGCAAGACTGTTTAGAAAATTATTGATGTTCATTCTTCACCTGTTCAATATGTTTACACTTACTATGATACTTGTAGCCGATACAACTGCAGTACATTCCATTGGGTGATTGTTCTACAGTATAAACATGATCTTTAGTGCCTTTGACATGCCAGATTCGATGCGTTGGCTCTTGTCCCTTAAAGTACATGTCTCGTTTTATGACTTTGAATTTACGATGTCGTGTATCAATACGAATCGGATTCTTGAACATCATGAAGTCTTTAGGATCATTCTTCTTAAAGTAACCGAAGATTTTATCCATTGATTCAGTCATGATGTAGGTATGGTTACAGTCCATACCATCTTCCCACTGAGTGATTTCTCTGGCAAGAATCATATTAGCCGAGTTGGAAAGTTGACTTGCGTGGCATACCATTTGCAAAGCCACTGGTTCCAGTACAGAATCCACGAGAATTCTTAACTGTCATTTTTTGCTTGGGTGCTTTACGAGCCTTAACAATCTCGATCGAGCCACCCTTACGCAAGAATGCTTTAATCTGTTTCTCTGTTTCAGCACGGAGTTCTGTTTTGGTTTTGTGAATCACTTGTTTCATAATATAGTTCCTTTCAATTAAACTGTAGCAGATCGTTTTGCTTCCATCATCTCAGACAAGATAAATTTAGCGATATTCATTTGCTTGCGAGATTGTTCAGAACGACCCATTGCAAGAAGTTCTTGAGCATCAGAGAGGATACCCATAACAACCATTTCAAGACCAGTGAATCGAGCAGTGATGCTTTCCATATACTCTTCACGGATGTCAGCTTCAGTCATACCGTAGCAATTCTTTTCAAATTCAGTCATTTTCATTTCCTTTTCAACTTTCATACATATATTATACAGCAAGACTGAATTAAAGACAACACCTTTTTGCATGTTGTAAGTTGTTGATTTATAAGGCAAAAAAGCCCTCGAGAGAGGGCTAGAAGTAACCCTACTGGTAGTAGGGGATTATTTTCGGGGATAACCCCATAATCTTGAGGGGATTAGAAGGTGGACGCTATCTGAATACCAGAGCCGAAAATTCGACTGTATTCGTTCTCCATTTTGACATCTGGTTCTGCCTCAGCAGCAATTGATTGGCGATGTAGGTCAACATTACCTTTAGCGTATGGCATATATGGGGCAAGACCAACTCCCATACCCTGAGCAGTCTGCTGCATCACGATTGTTGCTGGATTCTTTAGTTCGATGTGGCGATCGTAGTAGTTAAATACTTCAGCGATAATTTCTTCACCATTAATAAGTTTATAGACTTTTGTAGTCATTTTCAGTCCTCTATAACAAGTTGTTCAATAAATTCTGCAGCCATGTTTTGATCATTAAAACATCTGACTAAGCAAGTGTCCCAATCATAACAGTGTTGGGCTATTACCATTATCTGTTTGTTTTTATAAACAGATACTTTAAGTATCCACTCAGCACGACGCACCGTAATGAATGAGATTAAGTTTGGTGAGATTTTTGCTTTCATCATAACAAATATTTAGGGGAACCCGAAAGTTCCCCTAATGTTATGACGATTAGATCACTTCATATTCATCTTTGCCAACACCACACTCAGGACACTCAAAGTCAGCAGGAAGTTCATCCCACTTACCTTCAAATTCTTCATCGTGGATGTGACCACAAACTACACATACATGTTCCATCACAAACCTCCTAGTACTTTAGCGTAAGCATTAGCATGTCGTTCTTCAACTTTCTTCAAAGCATTGAAACGCTTTTCTGCTTTTGCTAACACTTGTTTGAATTGCTCTGCATGTTCCTTTGACTCAGCAATCTGTTCTGCAGCTTCACGAGCAGCAGATTCATTTCCTTCGTTCTTAGCAACTGATTCAAACTCTGGATACATCACAGTGAACTCGTAGGTCTCACCATCAATTGCTTTCTGTAGACATTCCTTAGTGGATGGCTTACCAATTAGCAATTCAAGGTGTCCCCATGCATGTTTGATCTCTTGATCAGCGGTATGTTCAAAGTGTTTTGCAACATCTTCGAAACCCTCTTCACGAGCAATCTTGGCAAAGTAGCGATATTTAATATGAGCCATTGATTCGCCAGCCAATGCGCTCTCAAGATTTTGTAATGTTAAAGACATATTGTTCTCATTTAGTTTTATTGTTGGGTGATGGTGCTTTACCATTCACCCAATCCCAATCATCATCAGTCATTGGGATCCAATTATTCATTTCACTTTACCTACTTTGTAGTTTCTGAATGCTTGGAGTCCATCACTTAGACCAATAAAGATATTCTTAAAGTTGTTCAGCAGCTTTTGCATATGCGTCCTCTTGTAAGAATTGTTTACCTTTACCAGACTTGACTGCGATTTTCTTTGGCTTCTTAGCATCTGGAGTTAAACGCTCCAAGAAAATCTTAAGCATACCATTGAATAGTTCTGCATCTTTAACTTCTACTTCATCATTCAAGGCAAACGCTCGAGTGAACGCACGATTTGCAATACCTCTGAATAAGAAATTATCTTCAGATTCATCAGCTTTAATGCTACCACGAACAGTCAACTTACCATTTTCCATCTCAATGTCAATATCAGATTGACCGAATCCTGCTACAGCCAACTCAATGGTGTAGTGGTTCTCGTCTTTCTTGACGATATTGTATGGTGGATAGTTAGGGATATTCTTAGACATGTCGTCGTGGAATTTTTGCAGACGATTAAATTGCTCATCGAAACCGATAAGAAATTTGTCCATATCCTTAGTGCCCCAGAATGTGGGTACGAAATTGTTTCCCATGTTAATCTCCTTATTGTTTAGCGAATGCTTTTTTAGCATCGAAAGTGTAAGCTGAAAGACCCATTGTAGTCCAGAAGTCTACATTGGCTTTAGCGACAATCTTTGCAAAAGAAGTCTGTGCTTCAATAAATTGATTAAGTGGCTTTTTGATTTCTTCGTTTTTGACGCAGGTCTCAACGAATTTAGTTTTGACAGCTTGGAAAGTGTCAATGGCTGTGTTAATGTTATTCAACATTATTTTCTCCTATTAAGCGAGTTAGAAAAACTCTCGAGCAATTCCCCGAAGGCGAATTGAAGAGAGCCATATAAAATACTGGTTACGAGTTCCAGCGATGTCGTGCGTCACATCCGCTTTACCAACGATTCGTACTTTAGTGGTCCTAAGGCGAATTGGTTATGCTGCAGGTGCAGCAGCTTTGGCTTCCTCAGCTTTGATAATTTCTTCAGCCTGAGGATCACCTTGCTTTTTAATATTTTGGATCAAGGTAACAACTTCTTCAAAGGGGTGCTTACCCAATACACGAAGAATAGTATTAACTTCTGCAATGCTCAATTCAAGTTTAATCATTTTGATTTTTTTCCTATGTTATATTTTGGAACTAATTCCCACTGATCTTTCTCTTTGAAAGATACTACCTTAATTTGAGACAAAGACGCTTTTTGCTCTGCCTGTACACTATTTAGGATCTTTAACAGATCCCAGTCCTGTAAAAGACCAGCAATAGCATTTCTTCTCTCAATATCACCATTAGAAATGTTAGACTCTTTACCATCAAGAGCGAACAATTCTTTGAAGTGAACGATGAAATACCTACCCTGCTTATGTAAGATATGGCAGGATTGATACAATTTTTGTTCTTTACGGGATGCGATGCCGATGCGAGTAAGTGTCTCACGAACCTTTAAAAAGTTATCAGGTTCTGGCAGGGTCACTTCAAGCATGGACTCTGGCGTCCAGTCGTAATAAATCATTTCAACAGTCATGATTTTCCACCTTTATATAATTTTTCTCTAATCATACTCAACTGTTCTTCTGTCAGAATATTTAGTGCTTCAAGAGCCTTCTCAGAAGAATACCCAAAGTATTCCATAACTAATTTTAGAGATTCTGTTTCGGCTTCTTTTTTATGCCACTTAGAGAATCTCTTCTTCTTAGTAATAGTATTTAGGAAAAACGAAAATTGCCAGTCCTTTGGGATACCTGCATTACGATTCATCTCGTTTGCATAAAGGACTGTATCGGGGAAATATGACAAGCCACGATTCACTATAAAGGGAACATAATCTTTCTCTGCTAGTGGATCTTCAAATAAGTCTTTCTTTGTTAGGTTAATTGCGTTAATAAAATCAAAGGGTGTCATAATGCGATTCTCTCAGTACCCAGTCTTCAGCATAATCTTCTGCAAGATCAATACTGTGGAATGACTGAAAGCCATTATAATCCGTCTCTGCATCAAATACAACTACTCCATATTCACCATTGGATGTTTTGTAAACTCTTGCGTTTCTACTACCTTCTTGATGCTCACTAATAATTGGTGTCATGATATAAATCCTATCTCAAGTAAATTAGTATGAGATACCCCGAATCGTTTTCCAGGATATGCTTCGTTAAGTTTTGTTTCTAATTCATCTCTAGTACTTGCTTGAGCAATGAACCTACTGTTATCTTTATGATACGCAAACAATTGTCCATTATGTCGTTCAATAAAAATTCTTACAACAGTATCGTCTTCTTCCTCCTGTGCAGATTCAGCAAGAGATTCTAAAAACTGTTTAGCGTGCCTTTCTCTTAGGTTCCATCCATAGACAGTACCAATAAAAAATGCTACTATAAAAAGTAAAAAGAACTCCATATTAACCTCATTTGAATTTACACTGAGCCATAATCTCAGTCAGTGCTGCCATAATATTTAGTTCATGGTCAGCGACAAATGCTGCTTTATACTGATAATCTGCAAGAACAAGAACCAACTGTGGGATACTGTTTGCCTCGATTGTAGTGCTTGCGCTATCATACAATTCTCTAAACAAAGATACCGTATCTGCATCAGAGTTCTTTGCAACCCACTTACGAACCTCAGTGAAGTTTTTATCCTTCATTAACTTAATGAGATCCTTAAAGGATTCTTGGCTCATGTTAACTAGAATGCCAGAGTCGATCTTACCCGATACAGAATATCGTTGGAGTTCATTTAGAATCCTACGATAGTCAGGGAAGTGTTTCATCACCAGTTCTACAACAACCTTCTGATCAAACTCAACACCCTCTTGTTTCAGAATCTGCGTTGCTCGTTTAAAGAATGTGGCTGCAATCTCTTGCTTGTCTTTGTTATCGATCTTAAACTCAATCACAGAACAACGACTGTGGATGGGTTCAATGATACGATTCTTAAAGTTACAAGTTAGAATGAAACGACAGTTGTTGGCAAACTCTTCAATGAACGCACGAAGTGCTGGCTGAGTAGAGTTAGCCTGAAGATAATCTGCCTCATCTAGGATAACAACCTTCTTTGCATCAGTTAGGCTAATGGTAGAAGCGAATCCTTTGATCTTGGTGCGGAGTGTATCAATACCTGACTCCTCTGATCCGTTGATCATTAGATACTCTGCACCAATCTCATTACAGAGTGCTTTGGCAACAGTGGTCTTACCTACACCTGCTGTTCCACAGAACAGAAAGTTAGGCAGTTCACCTTGGGAGATATATTCCCTAAATGTTTGTTTTAGGGATTCGGGTAGTACACAGTCATCAATCTTCTGTGGGCGATATTTCTCGACCCACAGATACATCTCGTTACGAGACTCAATCATAATATAGTTACCTCAGATTAAAATTCAAAAGTAGAATCAGCCTCAACTGCTACATAATAAACCAAGTCAGTACTTGGTGATTTAAAACGAGAGATTTTCTTGCTAGAGATACTGACATTGTAATCTCCAGGAAGCATTTTAAGATTCTCTACTTTCAAGTTAACTTTGAAAGTCTTGTCGGTAGTTCCAACTGGCTCGCTGTAAGAATTACCAGTAGCATTCTTCTTGTCACCAACAAGAACATTAATAGTAGTTCCATCGCCAACGATTGATACATCTGCAGCACGAAGAACAGATGCAGTCTTGTTGATCATGTTCAACATTGATGCTGAAAGAGTGAAGTTGATTTCTGCATCAGGAAAGGTGATTGCTTTCTGAGGTGCAGTTAGGACAGTCGCATCAGCAGCAAAAAACTTGATGTTACTGGAACCTTGTTTGATTGAAACAAACTTGTCGTTGAATTCCAATTCAGGGTCATCGAACAAAGACATCGCACCCAAGAACTCATTGAGATCGTAGATACCAAAGTCAGGGAATGTTTCGGTTACAGTAGCATCAGCCATCACATTCTTCTGTGCGCTGATTGTTGCTAGTTTGTTTCCATTCTTAAGAAGTAGGTTGCTGTTAATGCCAGCAAAATTCTTAATTAGGGATACGGTTTCTTTAGATAGTTTCATTAGGGTTTCCTTTTCAAAGTGTACATTACTATGTATAAAACATTATACCCCAAAAAGGGGTATATGACAAATTTATTTTGGCATCATCAACGCATTGAAGTTGGCAGGAACAACAATGGTTTGAACCTTACCCTGCTTAATACCCTCAGAGATATTGATCATGGCTTGTGCTTGCATATATGCAATAGACTGAGCACCTTGATTGCTCAATGCTTGCATTCTTTCTGCTTCCATACGAGCAGTCTTCACTTCAACTTCTTTCTGCTTCAATTCGTTCTTTGCACGAACAAGATCGTTAGCTGATGCAACAACAGAGTCGGCTGGAACGATATTACGGATGAGTACTTGTCCAACAACTAGACTGCCATCCAGTTTCTCGTCTGCAAGAGACTTTTGAATTTGTTCTTTGATGGCTTGCTCCATTGCAGTTCGATTGTCTGCCATATCAAGTGCTTCGTACTTGCGTGCTTCTTTGTAGATAGCATTACGAGTAGTTTGAACGATATAGTTATACATCAGGTAGATGTCACCATTATGACGAGCATGGAATGCTTGGCTTTTTGAGCTATACAACTCAGCAACTTGTGCTTGATTAATGTTATAGATAACCACAGCATCAAAATCTTTCATAGTGCTATTATCTTTAGCAACTGGAGTCATGTCATCCAACTTAACATTAACATCCTTGATTGGGAATGTCAGAACATCACCGATCAATACTTGATTGAAAGATCCAGGAAGCAACTCTCCACTCTGAACTTGCTTATCGAAGCCAACACGAACACCAACCTCGCCAGTTTCGATTCGAGTGCAGCCAGTAGCCAAAACAGCAGCAGCAACTAGAGCAGAAATTTTCAAAATACTTTTCATAATTATCCTTTAAAATAAAACAACAATACCAACCAAAAACATTACCACTACCAAAGAAATTGCTAGACTGTATGAAACTGTCTTAGCGATTTCCCATTTCTCTTTACCTGTCATCTTACGGAAAATTTCAATTCCAGTATAGAAAATTATAAAGAGAAATATAAAAGTCATAAGCATCTTAATCATTTATTCTCCAAAGAGTATTTCACATCATGTTCATATAAGAACATCAGGCAACACATTGCGTGAGCCAAATGATTCTTACCAGTTTCGGGATCGTTTTGCTCTCCCTCTTTCCATGCCCAGAGATGTCTTTGCATTGCGTCAAAGTATCTTCGTTTAGAATCTGGAACATGTTTCCAATTATCTGGTTCGTATTTCTCCGCACCAAATG